TTAAAAATTTTAAAAAATTAATACCAGAACTACAAGATACATGGATGAAGAAACAAATGTTTCGTACAGAAACAGAAATGAGATTCTCTGTATTATCCGATAATAAATATCCTACCAAAGCTGCAAAGTATTGGCAGTCTGTAAGAGAACAGAATACACACTTTGAAAATTTAGTTCACTTATCATTTGATGCTAGAAAGAATGAAGTTGAGATAAAAAAATTAGAGCGCGATATTAGAAAAGAAAAAGACCCATTAGAGAAAGAACTTAAAAAAGTTGAGTTAGAAGAAAAATTATATGGTAAAGCACAAATGGAACTTGTGGCTAAACATAGAATGAGAGAAGTTTCTCTTTGGTCTAAACTTAAAAAAGAATTTCACGATGGTTCTTTTGATGACAGAGATGTAAACACGCACCAAGCTCAATCTTATTTATTAAGATTCCAAAGACAAAAAGAAACAATAACTCCTGGTACAACACAACCAGAAGTATTTAACATACTTGGGCAACTAGAAGCTTTAGAAAAAGGATTGAAAGAAAAAACACTATCTCTAGATAGTAAGAAAACTAAGAAATTAAAATGAAGTTCGATTTTTGTTATTTAGGTCAGACGGTTTTAAAATACCAGGTCCCCCTGGAAGTATTCGTAGGTCTTAATGAAATCTACGAAAGACAAAAGAAACAATTACCTAAAGCCAACAAGCAACTTGTAGGTAAAATTCAAGACGAAGTATCTTTGTTTTATTCAGGTCCTAACAACGATAAGATGACTCAACATAATTTTTTACCACAAGACATACTTAAATGGTTTCATAGTGTCTTTGATCATTACACAGACTGGAACAAAATAGGTCAAACAAGAAAAAACATAAATTCTATATGGGTTAATGAAATGAAAGCACATGAATATAATCCAGTGCATATACATCAAGGTAAACTTTATACAGGTTTATCTTCTGTAATGATTATGAAACTACCGAAGGAAACAGGTATAGAATATTCTGCTCCTGATAAACCTATGAACGGCAGACTACAAATTATAGGTGCAGCCAATGGACAGTTTTCTAAAACAGATTATTCACCCAATATGAAGATAGGAGATTTTTATGTGTTTCCTTATGATATGAGACATTGCGTATATCCGTTTAACGGAACAAAAGAAGTTAGGAGAACATTAGTTTGTAACGTAGACGTTGATTACAATCCTGTGTCTTCAAGAACTGGAGCGGGGCTACACGAATGATACCAAAAATGCCTAGATGGCAATCTTATGTTGCTCAAACAAAAGAACCAATATTTACACCTGAACAATGCAAAATGATTATTGATGCTGGCCATCAATGTGCACCCGAACAAGCAAAAGTTGGTGGTGGAGAAGCGGGTAAATATGATACTAAAAAAAGAATTACAACAATATCTTGGATACCTTTTTCTAAATTACCTGAGATGTATAAAATTATTGAGAATCAATTATCTATTGTAAACTTAAATCATTTTTATTTTGATGGTGTAAGACTTACAGAACCTGCACAGTTTACCGTGTACCCTAAGAAAGGTTTTTATGATTGGCATATGGATTTAAATGCTTTTGGTCAAGAGGGCCAAAATCCAATTAGGAAAATATCTATGACATTATTATTGTCAGATCCATCAGAGTTTACAGGCGGGGATCTTTTATTTTCAGAGATGGGTGATAACAAACCGCTGACCTTGAAACAAGGACAAGCTATATTCTTTGCATCATTCTTAAGACACAAAGTAGCCCCAGTTAAGAAGGGGGTCAGGAAATCATTAGTCATGTGGTTTGGAGGACCGCCGTTTAAATGAGTCAACTACAAAGAAAAATATTATTTCCAACTGCTGTTTATTTTAAAGACATATCTAATTCTAAAGAACTTAATAAATATTTATTTAAGGAAATAAAGAAATGGCGTAAAGCAGATCCTAAAGGAGAAGCAAAAACTAATTCTGGTTTTGGTTGGCACAGTAAAACAGATATGGATAAGCGAAAAGAATATAGACCACTGATAGATGAATTATTTAAAATGGCTTATGAGTGTAATCAAGATTTTGGTGTTGAAGGTAAATTAGGACTGGGTAATATGTGGGCTAACGTTAATCCTACATACAGTTATAATAAAACTCATACACACCCAAACTCATTATGGTCGGGTGTATATTATATTAAAGTGCCGAAGAACTCAGGCAAGTTATTTTTAGAAGATCCTAGACCAGGACCTAATACACATATGCCTAGAAGACTAGATAATCTACCCGAACAATTATGGAGAGTATGTGCTTATGAACCTGTAGAGGGACGTATGATCTTTTTTCCATCTTGGCTTCCACACGGTGTTGATATAAATCTAAATACAGACAAAGGTGAAAAGAATTGGAGAATATCTGTATCTTATAATTTTATACAAATATGAGTTTTAATAAAAATAAATATCAAGTTATACGTGGTGCTATATCTAAAGAGATAGCAGACATAGCCTATAATTATCTACAGATATCGGCCGAAGCAGATCACTGGATGTTACAAAATGGTGTAACACATCCTGGCAATAAACTTATTGGTAATTTTAATGATGCACAAGTTCCAAACTCTTACGCTAAATATGGTGATAGACTTATGGAAACACTGCTAGTTAAAACTATAGCTGTAATGCAAAAGAAAACAGGTCTTAAATTAGTGCCTACGTATTCTTACACAAGGCTATATAGAAACGGTAATATTCTTAAAAGACACAAAGATAGACCAAGTTGTGAAATATCTACCACCCTTAATCTAGGTGGAGATCAATGGCCTATATTTATCGATCCTACGGGGTCTAACAACGTCATAGACGAGTATAAGAACATACATAAGCCCGGAGCACCCAAAGGTGTAAAAGTAGACCTAAAACCAGGAGATATGCTTATTTATTCTGGATGTGATTTGGAGCATTGGAGAGAGCCTTTTGAGGGTAAATTATGTGGTCAAGTATTTCTACACTATAATCATGCAGACGGAAGGTTTGCAAAAAGCAATTTGTATGATAAAAGACCTATGCTAGGAATAGTCAAATAACGTTGAATATCGACGCGATCTATTATAATCTGGAGGTCTATGGCGTTACAAAAAGTACAATTTTTACCTGGATTCAATAAACAATTAACTGCGACTCAAGCTAAAGGTCAGTGGGTTGATGGTGATAATGTTAGATTTAGATATTCTACACCAGAAAAAATAGGTGGTTGGTCTCAACTAGGCGAGAATAAACTTACTGGTGCAGCTAGAGCAATGCATCATATTGTTAATAAATCAGGTAACAAATTTTCTATTATAGGAACTAACAGAATTTTATACGCATACACAGGTGGTGTATTTTATGACATACACCCGATTCGAGCGACTACAACTTTAACAAGTGCTTTTTCAACAACTAATGGTTCAGCTGTAGTTACAATAACTTTTTCAAGCGATCATAATCTTCAAGCAAACGATATCATATTACTAGATAATTTTAGCACTATTACAAACTCAAACTATGGTGCTTCTGATTTTGACGATAATAAATTTATGGTAACTTCTGTGCCATCCTCAACAACTATTACTATTACTATGTCATCAACAGAAGGTGGTTCTGGCGCAACGACCTCTGGTGGTATTAGAGTGCAAGCTTATTACAGTGTTGGACCTGCAGGGCAACTTCCTGGTTTTGGTTGGAGTTTAGGACAATGGGGTGGTACGGTATCGGGAGAAGCACAAACAAGTTTGAATGGAGGTATTAACTCTTCCACGACGACAATTGTGTTAACTGATGCTACGTTGTTCCCATCATCAGGAACAAGCTTTATTCAAATAGGAACTGAAGAAATTTCTTACACAGGTTTATCTGGTAATACTTTAACAGGTGTGACAAGAGGAGTTAGAAACACAACAGCTGCATCACATTCGAATGCAGATACTGTAACTAACTCTACAGACTATGTAGCGTGGGGCGAGGCTGCATCTGGTGACTTAGTTGTTGATCCAGGTATGTGGTCTATTGATAACTTTGGAGATAAAGTTATTGCACTTATACATAACGGACAAGTATTTGAATGGGACTCAAATGCCTCTGGTGCCACATCGACAAGAGCAACGATTATAACTAATGCACCAACAGCGTCGAGAGACATGATTGTATCTACACCAGATAGACACTTAGTATTTTTTGGAACAGAAACAACAATAGGTGATCAATCTACACAAGATCAAATGTTTATAAGATTCTCTAATCAAGAAGATATAAATACGTACACACCTACGGCAACCAACACAGCAGGTACACAAAGACTTGCAGATGGATCTAGAATTGTAGGAGCTGTCAGAGGTAGAGATGCAATTTATGTTTGGACAGATACTGCATTATTTACAATGCGTTTCATTGGTCCACCTTTTACTTTTGGTTTTACACAAGTGGGCACAAACTGTGGATTGATAGGACAGAACGCAGCTGTTGAAGTTGATGGTGCAGCGTATTGGTTTTCAGAAAATGGTTTCTTTAAATATGCGGGTGCACTTCAAACCTTACCATGTTTAGTAGAAGATTTTGTTTACAATGATTTAAACACAACTGCATCACAATTAATTAATGCAGGATTAAATAATTTGTTTGGAGAAATAACTTGGTTTTACTGCACAGAAAATTCTACAGTTGTAGATAGATGTGTAACGTATAATTATCAAGAGTCCTCTCCAGAGAGACCTATATGGACAACCGGCACGTTAGATAGAACAACATGGCAAGACTCTTCTGTGTTTGGTAAACCACATGCAACAGATTATGATGCTGACTCAAATACATCTTATGATGTTGTTGGTAATACAGAGGGTTGCACCATCTATTACGAACATGAAACAGGCACAGATCAAGTAACAGCTAGCGCAGTGACTGCGGTAACTGCAAACATACAGTCTGGAGATTTTGATATTTCACAAGGTGGAGATGGTGAGTTCTTTGCAAAGATAAGAAGATTTATACCAGACTTTTTATCTCAAACAGGTAACACACAAATTACATTAAATTTAAGAAACTTTGCTAATAGCAGCCAAGCAAGTTCACCTCTTGGTCCTTTTACAGTTACATCATCTACAACTAAAGTAGATACAAGAGCTAGAGCAAGAGCTGTGTCTTTAAAAATAGCAAATACAGGTTCATCACAAAACTGGAAACTTGGTGGATTTAGATTAGATATACAACCAGACGGTAGAAGATAATGGCAAAGATAGTGCAAATATTAACAAGACCATCATCAACATACAGACAAGATGTGGCTGATGCACAAGTTAGAGATCTTGACGCTATAGTGCAAAAATTAAATACTACATATCAACAAGAATTAAAGGAGGAGGTTGAAGCACAAAACTTCTTTTTAAATTAATGGCTAATAATTTTAAAAATAAAAAAGCAGATTTAACTACAACAGATCTTACAACTTTGTATACAGTGCCTACTGCAACGACAACAGTTGTAAAATCAATATTGGTTTCTGAAGATGCTGGATCAGGGGCTAACTTAACTGTAACTTTAGTTAACTCTAGTGGTGCTATATTTAGTTTATTTAAAACTAAAGCTATATCTTCTAATACAACTGTAGAACTTTTGACTCAGCCTTTGGTTATGGAGGAAAGTGAGATACTAAAAGTACAAGCTTCTGACGCGAATGAGCTGCACGTTATAGCTTCTATATTAGAAATACAGCCAAGAGAGGTAACAACGTAATGCAAGTAATTAAACCAAAAGAGATTATTGAGACAATATCTAACTTAAAAACAGGCGAAGTATATAAGAATGATGAGGATTGGAAGGCAAAAGGAGTGCCAGAAGCAGATATACGAAGAGATATCAAAGTCATCATGCCAAGCCTTGATTTATTTGGCAAAACCAAGTAGATTGGAAAACACAGGATTTTAAGCCTGCCTTAACAATTTAGCTAAATTATGACAATATCTAGAGGACAGATGAATAGACAATTATACATGGGTGGCGGTATTATGAATGCAGTGCCTAGAGAAAATTTTTTTCTAGGTAAAGTAGCAAAAGCCATAACTAAACCTCTTAAAAAAGCTGCTAAGACAGTGGGTAAGATTGCAAAGTCTGACATTGGTAAAGCTGCGTTGTTAGCTGCAGGAACTTACTATGCAGGCGGTGGTAATTTATTTGGTTTACAAAGAGCTGGTATGGATAAATTTGCATTTAGTCAATTACCAGGTATTGGAGGGCTTTTTGCAAATGCTGCAATGCCTGGAACAGGTGAAGCATTAACAGGAACAAGTCCTTTTAGTAAAGCTCTAGGTGCAATAGGTATAGGTGGAGGTGGTAAAGCAATGGGTAGTCTAGGTAAACTAGCAACACTAGGTGCAGTATCTACTTTCTTAACAAAAAAATTTG